GGAGCTGGTAAATTAACTGATAATGAGACTTTTTACGGTGCGATAATTATAGATGACCCTAATAAAATCAACTCAGACGGATCTGAAATCTTGAGTAATGAACCAAATGAAATTTTTAACAGCACAATAAGGAGCAGGCGAAATGGGAAACACACACCTATAATTCTTATTCAGCAAAGAGTATTTACTAATGATTTGAGCGGGTTTTTGCTTAGTGGTAAAGGCTCTATGAAATTCAAACATATAAATTTGCCTATTGTTACAAAAAAGATACCTCTTTGGGCTGCAAAAATGGATTTAAAAGAGATTGAAAACTTAAAAACAAATCCTGAAACAGCATATTTTTTTGATGCACAATATATGCAAAATCCACGCGAGAGAGATGGCACAATATTTACAGAAAAAGAATTAAACTTTTTTGATGTTAAGAAAATAAATATATCGGAAAATGATTTGTTAATTTCTCACACAGACGTGGCAGACGGTGGGGGCGACTATCTTAGTACTGTTTTTGCACTTATAAGGAACAACAAATTCTTTATTATAGATATAGTACACTCAAAGAATATAAGTAATATAACTACTCGAAAAATAGTGAATAAGCTACAAAAATACAAGATAATTAAAGCTCTATTTGAAAGCAATAATCAGGGGCGCATGTACTCAAAAGAAGTACAACGGCTTGCAATCGAAAATAAACTAAATATAGATATTCGAGCTTATCCGAATACGACAAACAAAATAACTAGAATACTCATGCAGTCGGAATTCATTAAAGAAAGTGTTTATTTTGTGAATGATAAGCAACAAACAGTCGAATACAAGCAATTTATGAACCAATTAGTTAGATTTAATGCAAATGGTAGGAATAAAAACGATGACGCACCAGATACGCTTTCAGGGCTTTGTAACTATGTACGAAAGATGTACAAGCTACAATAAAAAAAGCCCCGCTTGGGGCTTCATAGCATATTCTTAATCTATTAATCTATTATTCTATTATTCTATAACAGATTAATCTATTATCAAAGATTATTTGAAAATCTGCATCATCAAAATTGCGATTTCTTTGATTATAAAAACCTTTGCAAAATTTAATTTCTTCCTTTGTCCAATATAGAATTTCAACTATATTACTATCGCTAAATTCTAATTCTTTTTCATTTATTTCAGTGTTAAATCCTTTTAATTCAACATCTAAATATATAACACTAACAACATCTTTTGCGTCGATTAGTTCTATAATAGTTCCAATACTAAAGTCAACAATGTATTCCCCTTTTTCAGTTCTATAAAAAATGCTTTCCATAATCCTTTTCTTTAATTGTTCGATACAAAGATAGTGTAAAAGTATATACTATATGTTAATGAAAAGTAAAGATTTGTGAATTAATTGTTAAAGAAAGTATTAAATCATAAATAAAAAAAGCTATTCAGACCTCCAAATCTTGAATAGCTTAGGATATTTTTTAACTGTACTTTTAAAGTAACAACAATGGCAAAGATATAAATAATATTAAATCATACAAATAAAAAAAGCTACTCTATACGTTTATAAAGTAGCTTTCGCCAAATTCTCACATTATTAATGTGTTAATCGTCAAATATCCAATTTTTCATCCAACTTTTTTGCAATTTCTTGAGCTTCTTTTGCTGTAATGTCGATGTTTCTAACAGTACTTTTTTGCTCAATAGTATGAAAGTTCCCCGACAGGGCTAAAAGCTCTTCTTTTGTTGCTAAAAGCTTGTATAATGCTATCAACCCAACCCCTTTTCCCTCTTCAAGCCTTTCTCTTATATCAATCTTTTTTAGTACCTTATTACGATTTAATTCGCTTTTTATAGCGTCCAATTCGTCTAATTTTTCGTTAAAAATATTATAAAAAGTAGATTTTGAACAAGGCAATAAGGCTACCAAATCTTCTACAAAATAAAGATTATTTTCTTTAATTAACTGAATAGAATCTTTATATAATTTTTTCTTATCGTATGCCATTACTCCCTTTGTTTTAGTTAATATTTCCTATATTTCTTGTTAAAATCTTCTATTCTTATAGGCTCGATTTTTTTTGCTTTGCCATTCTTGACTATTGCAGTAATAAAACCCCACTCATTGATTACGAGTTCTCTTTTGTCTTTGTTAATTTCTTTTGTTTTTTTAACAATTCATCTGCTCTTTGTCTCATTCTTACGTCCATAATCCTTAATTTTTTGCGTATAATAAAATAAAATTCCCTTTTATATCAGTGACTTTTACCTCTTTAGCATTTCTAAATTCATTATAAGCAAATCTTGCGAATGTAGAAACATGGTTCACATTTGGCAGCTGAATACGCCTTTTAACATCTTTTTTGTGTGTAAAAAAGCGCTTGTTAAATCTGATTGTAAATATAAATGTTTCCATTATTGTTAATTTTTTGTTAAATCGTCTAATCTATCTTTTATCAACTTCAAATGAAATTTATCAGTACTGAATTTAAAGCTCTTCCCGAAGCCGTTAAAATAATCTATATAGGCATCTTTCAAACCTACATAGGCTTTAGGATTAAAATAAAAATGCTCGCCAAATTCAAGTACATAATCGTACCATTCTTGAATCGTTTCGGCATCTATGTTGTTGTCCACGAAATATTTAACAATTTCAAAAGAATAAAAACTGCCATCGCTAAAATTAGCTACTTCTCCAACATTGTCGCCCATCCAGTTATCAAATTCAATGTCCATTATTTTTGCAAAAGTTCTAACATATTGCAAACAGACTGAATTATATTTTTCTTTCATATTTTAATTTTTCGCTAAGTTAAACTATTCTAAAAATATTTCAAATGTTTTAACAAATTATTAATATAAATCGAATAACGTTGGGTAATTTTCATAGTTTGTAATTAAAATTTCAGTTCTACGATTTTTCAGGTTTACCCTTTCGCTTATTGTGTTAATATTTAATTTATATTGCTTTGCTAACTCTAAAATAATAGGAGTGTCAAACTCCGAAATTGCAAACCTTATTCCACTTTTTACTAATATTTCAAATAAATCCTCCGTATCTTTTTTTGTGAAACGATCTGAATAGTTATTACAAGTGTTAAGATATGGGGGGTCGGCATAAATAAACGTGTTTTGTTTATCATTAACTTTAAAAGATATTTTATTTATAACATTTCTAAAATCAGTATTCATAAATTTAACATTAAATAATAATTTATTTGTACTGTAAATATTTTGAAGTAGAATTTCTTTTGAATTATCAACTCCAAAATGTAAAGCATCTGGTTTTCCCATGTATCCAAAATTACTCAAAAATAAAAATCTAACAGCCTGTAAAATAGTGTCTTTCTCTTTGTTTACTTTCCAATAATTCCACAAATCATCATGTATAGGCATTTTATAAACAGCTTCATAAAGTGAGTCTGGATTATTTTTTGTAACATTATATAGATTAAACACTTCGCTATCAATATCATTACAAATATTATATTTTGCTTTCGGCTTATTAAAAAACAGCCCCCCAGCTCCAAAAAACATTTCGCAATAAATCTCATGTTTTGGAAAATAACTTACTATTTTATTTGCTATTCTACTTTTATTCCCTATTCTTCTCAAAATCATAATGTTATATATTATTTAAAGCGTTAAAAATTTCTGGTATTGTTATTAAATATCCCTCTTTGTTTAATATGTACTTTCTAAGCGACTTTTGCACGTCATTAGGTGCTTTTGAGCGTCTTATATTGATATGAAATACTTTTGCCTGCTCCTGCAGCAAAAAAGCTATTTCTGTCCTAATATCCATATCCCCAGTATCCAAAAAATCTAAAATTTTAACTATTATTGCAGCGTGTTTATTATTCATAACTTTTTGTTATAATTGTTCGTAAATCTTTAACATATAACTGTTTACTTAATTGTTGGTACGTATATTGCAAATAATAGAATCCGTTTATATTCGCTAAATTGGACTTAACTAAGTCATTCTCATAGCCTTTACCTCCTCTATTATGCCGACCGGTCATGTACTGACCGCCGTTTATTTCTATGATAATTCTCATTTTTAGAATAAAATAATCGGCTCGAAATTGACGTTTAGTAGGCATTATATTTGAGAAAACTACCTCTTTGCTAAATTGTAAATTATTTTTGCTTAAAAACTGCTCGAACTCTTTTAACAGCAATATATTTGTTAATGAATTTTTAGGTTTCACCGAGCTCCTTTTTAACCTAGCTCTTGAATATTTAACTTTACTCATCTATCCATTTATTTAACATCATGAAACTAAGTTCAATAGCCTCTTTCTCAGTATCGCAACCTCCTCTGTATTTTATTGTTCGATAACGAATAAATAAACTTTTTTCTATCCTGTTAAATCTCACGATAAATTCATATCTGTTATGAAACAGATAAAACCCGTGCGCTGTTTTTTCTTTTAATTTCGTAAATTCTATTTTTGTCATTATTTTTTAGGTTTTTCGTTATAAATTAGTTCTGTTTGTTCTATAGCATAAAATAAATTTTGCAATTCATGTACATGAATTGGACAATCAATAACTATTCTTTTGTTAAAATAAATGACTGGATTCTCGTAATGCTCTTCACTATTTAGTATTGTTATATCTCCAAAAGTGTAGCCAAATTTATTTTTTGTAAACCCAAATTTTAACAGCCATTTTTCTGTTAATAAAATAGGTTCGTAATTAACTATAAAATCGTTATCATTGAATAAATCTACAAAATCCAATAATCCAATCTGCCCAACTTCGCCCCGGTATTTAACAAAATTTCCTATTCTTAATTCTTCTATTTTCATAACATTAATTTTTTAATATTCTTTTTCAATTTGTTCGGAAAATACTTGTAACATCATTTTTTCTGATTTTTAAATTAAATTATACTTTTCTAGTTGACTTCTCAACGCCCAAACTTTACGCCCGTTTTTTTCTAACATTGTGTATTTTTTCATATCTACTCCGTATTTGTTAACCATTTCAACTAATTCCATATATGTGTGAGTTTCAACATATTGGTTAAATTTAATTATGTCGGCAATTTTAGGGCTGTCGTAAACAAAATTGTCTATCAAATTGTTAACAGCATCATTTAATCTGCTATCAGTTAATTTATTACGTTTGATGGCTTCGGGCAAAAGATTAAAAAACGCATCACTCATTTTTGGGAATGCTGCCTTTAATTTGCTAAGTCCCTCAAACATGCCATGTTCGGAAAGATTATCGGTATAAATCGAAATTTTGTTACTCTGTTTTTCAAACTTTTGCAAACTTTCGTTATTTGTTGCTAAGCTTTGCTTAAATTTGTCTAATTCGTTGCTTAATTCTTGCATAATTATTAATTAAGTTTATATAGTAGCTTTATTTTGCATTTTAAATATTAATCGGTACAAATATACTACTTTTGTTTTTTATTAGTTTAAATCGCTTATTTTGCGCCTTTAAAATCATTTTAGCAATTTACTTTTAATCAGTTTCCAAATAAGCCGGCTTGTTTAATCCCTTTTTTAATCGCTTCAATAGTGTTAACATACTCTTGTTCAGTAACTTCATAAGGATTTTTCTTTTTTTGCGCAACTTTTTTCTTTTCGCTTCGTGAATTTACAAGTAATGTTTCAAATTTTTCTCTTAATTTGCTAGTACTTCTTATGTTTTTTTTCCAAAATTCATTTTCTGATAAATAAGCCCAGACTTCGCGCAAATTTTCAAATGTGAATTTATCTTTTTCGACTATTAATCTGATATGTTTAATGTTTTCGACTTTTGTTTTTTGGATTGAATTTGAATTTATATTTAGCTCCTGTAAATTTTTTTCAAAAAGCTTGTAAAAAGCTAAAGTAGTTTTGAAGTATTGTTTTTCAATTTCGGAATTAAAATCATTTTCGTTTAATAAAAATAAAAAAACATCTTTCTTTTCTTTCTTATTCTTACTTATTATAGTTCTTTTACTTCTTATATTGTTGTCGTTTTGTGTGTCGTTTTGTGTGTCGTTTACTGTGTCGCTTTTTATTTTTGTCTCGTTATAATCGTTTGTATTGCTGTTTATTACATCATTTTTTACTGTGTCGTTTACTGTGTCGTTTACTGTGTCGTTTACTGTGTCGCTTTTTTCTAATAAATTGTAAGTAGTTGTATTATTTGCGTTTATAGCATCGTAATCACAAATAGTAAATAGTGTAGCAGTACCAAGTATTTGAACATCAATCATTTTATTTTTTATGCATTTATTCATAAATGTTCTAAATTTTCGCATTGTGCATTCGGGTAAAAGTTCTGCTAATTTACGATAAGAAGATAAAAATTGACCTCTTTTAATCAGTAATATTTTACCATTAAACATCATTTTATTATCCATAAAATTAGCCGATAAATACATATGTAAATACCATGTAAATTCAAGAGGTTTATTGAATAACCATGTGTTTGATATATTGTTATTCACTTTTATAAAACCATTCATGCTAATTCTATATTTAATGCATCAAAATTGTATTGAGCTGCGTTGTCGTCTGGGTATGCTTCTAAAGCCTTATTAACACGCTCCCTATAATGCCCATATAAAGTTGATTTATAAGCATTAACTATTTTTCTATACGATACCTTTAAAAGCATCTCTACTAAGAAAATTTTAGGCAATTTGTTTAAATTCTTTGCGTCTAATTCTAAAATTTCGCAAATTGCTAACAATACTTTTTTGCTTTTCGAGTTCAAAAAATTCTCTTTCATAATTTACTCTCTTATTAGTTCAAAAAATAATACTTCCCAAAAATCATCGGATTTTATAAACTCTTTTGTTTCAAGGTTATAATAGCCTAATTCTTTTATGTTATCGGAATTTGAATGTAATTTTAGTCTTACTTTGTTTTTTTGAATTTTACTTCAAGAAATAACAAAATCTTATTCTCAATTTCTAATGTAAAAGAATTATCTAGTAAATCGTAGATATGACAATTTATTGAATAATTGTCAAACATATTATTGACTATTTCAACTGCCAATTCTATTGTTAATTTTTTCATAATCTTAAATTTTTGAATAAATTTGACTGAAAACATACAGAGGTTTAGCCCCTGTTTTTATGTTTGCTATTTTTTTACCTTTTTCATCTTTCAAAATAAAAGGCTCTGATTTTTTATATTCAATAATAGTAATTTTTGTACTCATATCTATATTAGTTATTTTTACCTCTTCGCCTGTAATCCAGTTTTTAAATATTGCTCCTGTTTTCATAATTTTTTAATTAAATCAATATAATCATCTAATTTAGAAGATTCCAATTTTAATGCTTCTAACATTAATTTATTAATTTTTTTTACATCAGTTAAAGGATAGACAGCATATATTTTACTAAAATTTATACCCAACTGGAAAGGAGGGTAGTCATTATTAAGGAAAATATTATTATCAATATAGCAGTCGTTTAACGCCTCTACCTCTGATAATTTTATGTCATTTACTTTTATATTTCTTGCAATTTGGGGGGGGATTGCAAATAAAATAATTTGGTCTTTCCCTATTTTTTCAGTGCCATTTTCTAGCCTGTATGTCTTTTTAGCGCCTATATAATACTCATCCTTTTTTGTTAATATTTCCTTAATTATATCTAAGTCCATAATTCTTTAATTTATTTGTTAATAAATTCTTCTACTTTATCAAAGCCTTTTGCTTCTATTTGTGCCCTCATATCCCACGAAAGACTATTGGATTCCTCACACTCTATAAATCTTATTAGAATAGAGAAAACAGTTTCAATTAATCTTTGTTTAAAATATTTCAGACTTCCAGTATTTTTACAATATGGTTACATGAATACTATATTTTAATTGGAAAACTCCTTTTTTTGATAATTTAACATAATCGAAACGTTTTTTAACGCTTCGACTATGTAGTTTTTTAGCCTTTTCATTTCAATTTTTCTACTAATTCTGTTTGCTGTTCAATTGACATATCGTATTTATCTAACACCGTTTTAATCTGCTCTTTAGGTGCTATAAGTGTTTTATTAAATTGCGCATCAGTTAAAATCGGTTTTTGCGTTTCGGGGTCATATATCTGATTTTCAAAAGCTTCATCTACTTTTTCGGATACTGTTTGTATTTCTATTTTTTCGCTTTCAACTTCGCTCTCTACTATTTCAAAATCTGTATTTTCAGTATTTCTAGATTGCTTGAAGTCGTAACTCTCATCATCTAACATAATAGCCGAACTTGTATTTTTTGAGTTTAAAACACGCTTTAAAAGCCGTCTTAATGCAGCTTTTTTGTACATTTCATACTTGAAACCACCACCCCAAATATTTTGAGTTTTTGCGACTGATTTAATCGCTTTTATATCATTCATATTCAAAAGCTCAAAGTCAATCGAGCCGTCAGCGTATTTGACAAAAGCATAAGAGCCGACAACTTCGCTTTCCGAAAATGGATTTATCGCATGTTGTAATTTTGTTTCGTTCCCTCTTTGTGCTGTGAAGTTGTCCTCTTTTCGCACAATATCGGAATAGATTTGCGAAATATTAGCATTTTGAGAAGCTAAAAAAAGTAAACCTTGATACATTATTTCAGCTTTCACTTCGCCTTTGTAAGGTATTAGTACCAAGTGTTTTAGGCTCGGGTTGAAAGATAAGCCGCTCGCCCAAACTTCCAACGCCGATTTTAAAACAACTTCGGGAGAAGCTGTTAAATTTTTTGCAGCTGTTTTTAAAAATTCTACTTCTACGGCAAAATTTACACCGTATTTTTTTGTTTTTTTTGTTAGAGCAGCTTCGTATTGCTGCACAAATTTAGTGATGTTACTCATATCTATAATTTTTAAATTAGATTTTTAAATTAGATTTCTAAATTAATGTTTTGTATCGGATTATACGGCATTTCAAATAGATCTAACTCTTTTTTAACTTGTTTTGCTTTGCCGTTTTTTAGTAAAATTGCTCTATTAATTAACGGCTTAAGCATATGAAAATAATCACTTCCGGGGACTTCAATATAATTGAATTCGTAAGGATCTGTATTTTGAATAAACACGAAAATAAACCGGAAGTCTTTTTTTTCGGATAATTGTAGCAAATAGCTATAATAAGAAGCTTGTAACCAGTAACTGTAATTCATAATCACTTGTCGCATATTGTGCTGCGTAGGAATAACATTAGTGGTTTTCCAATCAATTAAGATGTTTTCATGTAAGTTAGTTACGTCTAATTTGCATTTTAATACTTCATTAATATTTTCTTTACTTCGCACGTTCAAAAAATATTCCTTTTCGGCTTCTGAATTTTTGCACCAATTTTTAATATTTTCATCTGATAAAATATCATTTACAAAATTTAAAGGGGTTACAATTTCACGGTTCTTAGATAACTCTTTTATTTTGTCTTTATAAACTTTTGTGTTTTTGAACCCTCTTTTTTGCAAATCGCTTTCATCAAAATAATCTAATTCATTAATTTCAATGTATTTTTTATCAAAATTATCTGTTTTGTTAATTGCATCTGATAATTTTTCATGTACAGCCGACCCAAATATCATAGCCTTTGTGGGTGTGAATTTCGTTTCTAAAGCATGCAAATATTGGGCGTCGCTTTGTATTAAGTACTTTAATGTACTATAATTAATTCCTTCTATTTCGTAATAATCTTTGTTTTTCATATCGTAATATTATAAAAAAGCTAAATATCAAATGTTAATATTTAGCTTCTGATTAGTTAAAAATTAGTTAAATATCGTAGTCCGGTCGGCTCTGCTCAATCTCTTTTGCATCGTCAATAGATTGTATTCTTGCCTCTTCTACGTGCCGATTTAGCACGTCAAATTCCTCAATCGGCACGTATGTGTCCAAATCACTTTGTTTTTCTGCTTTGTTTTTTATTTCTCTTATTGCAGCAAAATAATATTTATCAAAGACTAAACTTTTGAATTCAATACTAATTTTCAAACTATCTGCAATATCTGAAAGCATTTTTTGAAAATTTGTGATGTTCTCAAAAATAAGATGCTCTGTTTGCAGTGCGAACAAAACATTAAACGTTTTTCTTGTAAGTTCTACAAATCTCTTTTTTGCTGTATACTTTGCCTCTTCTTTATTGATGCGCTCTGCAATTAGTTCAAGCTCTTCGTTTGAGAATAGCCCCGTTTTTGCAATTTCTAATTCTTTTCCTGTTTTCATGATATTTTTTTAAAATGGTTTAATAAAATTCACATCGTACTTAAACAAGCTTGCAGGTCTTATTAAATCGTCTGTTTTTGTTCTAATCCACAGCCCTCCTTCAAGTTCTGTCTCAATAATCTCTATGTTAATTTCATCTGTTTTTGTGTAAATTAAAAATGATTGTGTGTAGTAATCTTTTGAAACATGGCTGACCTGTTCATGTATTCCTATAATTATAAAACGTTCATTTTCGGGAAGTTTTATTTCAAAAGCCTGTTCTTTAAAATTCACAACTACCTGATAAACATTATTTATAGCAATTTTGGGGATTTTAGTATAACTACGATTTTTTATATATTTTACTTCAAACTTTTCTTTTTTTGTAGCAATGCGATGAAAACATGTCCCCCATACATCGCTTACGATGTAGTAACCGTTGCCGCTGTCGCTTTGCTTTTGCGGCAAATCGGTAAATTTTCTAACTAATACATGAAAATCTGATTTATTTTTTCTAAAACTTTCTTTGAACTCTTCTAAATTTGTGTAAATCATAATTTTGAATTTAAATTTTTATTGTTTTTTTAATCTATTTGATTTTAATTTTGGGAAACAAGATGCTAATATTTTTGCAGTCTTGTTATTATACTCAAACCCAAAATTTGCTGCTGTTTCGCGTCCTGTATTATCTTCAATTTGGTAATATTCTTCTATTTCTGATAATAACTTTTGCTCATTTTCTGAAAATTCAGTTTGAGAGTAAAAAGGTTTAAAATTGTCTTTTCCTTTTTTGCGAGAAAATCCGTAATCGGTAGCAAGATTATAACAAAGTCTATTTGCTACACGATATATTTCTTCTTGCTTTGCTGTGATTATTGCAAATCTGATTTCTTGCAACATGTCCTCTTTTTCGATTAATTTAAACAAAGGATTAAATGTACATAAGTGATAGTATATAATGTTTGTAAATTTTTCCATTTTTTTACTTTATAGCATCATAAACAGCATTTACAAAATCTTTTTTGTTTTTATCAGAATAGCAATATGTTGAAAATGATTTCCCTTCAAATATTATGTTTATTTTATTACTCATAGATCTCTTTATAGCAAATAAAATAATATTTTCTGAAGACTTCGCAGAATTTGAATCAATAGTGAACTTTTTTCCGAATGCATTAATGCTTGTATATGTCATTCTGTTTAATTCTTTTTTTGTAATTTTCGGCATTTTTTATGTTTTAAATTTTAGTTTTAAAAATGCGGATGCGCTCCGGCGGGCGGTTTATTTCAATTCTATTTTAAAATTGTGTTTTCTCCCTGATGTAACTATTTTTTTGCCGTTTGGACATTGCCAAACTCCATCTTTTTTTCAATATTTATAAGCTCAGGTTTTTTCATCTGCAATATCATTCTCCCATGTTTTGCGCTCCAACTACACGACTTAGCGTATTCAGATGTATGATCTATTCTTAGAAATATATTTGATTTTAAAAATAAATATTTTGTTTCGCCCATAGAATACCCAGTTTCAAAATCAGCGAGAATGTCTTTAGCCTTTTCTCGAAGTGTTAAATATTTTCTATATGACATATTAAATGATTTTGATTTTCTTTTTTGGGAAGCAATTTTGTCTTTTCTTGCCTGCTCAGCTTCTAATTTTTCGAGCCAGCCGAGGATTTTTTGGAAATTCAAAGCTTTGTATGCTATCTTTTTACTTAGAAACGTTCTTAGATTTTTGCTTGTTACATTGTTTTCTTTTAATAATTCTAAAATTTCTGCCTTTTTCATAATATTTAATTTTTTCGTTCATTGCAATATTAAACTAATCCAAACTATTTTTAGCAGCATTAACATCAATTTCACAGTATTAACAAGATTTTAACAATTAGCTCAAAACCATTTATTTACCTAATCTTAGAGTTAATAAGACTTTGCTTTATTTATGCATATTTTGCAATAAATTTTGTATTAACATGTGATTAACTATATTTGCATATAAATAAATACAAAACAATATGAAAAGTTCGTTCCTTAAAGTAAAAGAGGTTGCTATTGAGTTGAATATGAAAGATGAACAAGTACGAAATCTAATAAGGAAAAAAAGATTAGTAGCTTATAAGTTTGAGGGAGAGTATAGGATTCATAGGATCGACTTAGATAAATATATTAATAAAGGTAAATTATTTTAAAAGTTTGGAAATGAAAAAAACTAAAAACATCCTAAAATTAAGCCGTTTATCTATTTCAACGATTAGTTTTCTTACTGAATACTTGGCAATTATGACTTTTGAAAGCTTATTTTTCGACATAAACTATTATGTATCTGTTTTTGTTGCTATATTATTAAGTATAATAATTGAGCTTATGAGTTTATTTTTTTCGCTCGAAAGTTTAAAAATGTACGATGTTGATACTACTAATTTTTACCTTTTTTTAGCTATTGCTGTTTTGTTTTATTCCTTGTCTTTTTTTCTAAGCGTTTCAGGTTCATATAACTACGTAGAGCAAAAAACGAACAAAAATGATGCTATTATACAGAATATAGACAGTATGCGGAATAATGAACTAAAAATAATTAATGAGCGTATATTATTAAGCAAAGAAAATATTAATAGAATTTCGCAAAATCCTTCAGGATGGTCAAGAGGCGAGCGCAAATTTTTGACATCAAAACAATTAAATAATATTGCAAGCGAAAAGAAAGCGTACAATGAGCTTCTAGATAAAAAGAAAATAATTAATCTACGATACGATAAAAACCGCTCTAATCTGCTTAAAAATGATGATAAGAAAGCAAATAAAAGGGGCGAGGTTGCGACAATTGCAATATCTATATTATTAGTAATTCAAATTGTAATTACTTTTATTTTAGCTCGACTAATAGCAATTGAAAATAAATCAGAACATCGTAAAACTATATTAACTAAATCAAAAAACTTAATTACAGACTTCGTACATTCGCAAATTGAACGTTCATTTCTAGACGTGCAACGCGATTTGAATAAAATTTCATATGGGTCTAACAAAGAACCGTTTGAACGGTCAAAAATGGACGGATTGGACGGCCAAAACGGACAAAAAAAGGAGCTAAAAGTAACTGGATTTGTACAGCAAAAAATGAACGTACAGCCGTCCAAAGTTGAGCGTTCAATACAACAAAAACAAAATGCTTATTTAGCAAAATACCCGAAAGTTGTAAAATTATTGTTAAATTCTAATAAATCGCTGGGAGAGATAGCAAAGGCAACGGGAGTAAACAAATCAACAGTTTTTAATATAAAAAATGTATTCAAATAGATAGATTGTTTTTGTTAATATCCTGTAAAAATGTTGTAGGATTGTTAAAAAGTTGAATAAGGGTTTCAGATTAATTAATATTGCAATGAAACAAAAAATAAAGGGTTTCAGATTAATTAATATTGCAATGAAACAAAAAATATTAGTATCTTTTTCAGGCGGAGAAACATCAGCATATATGGCAAAAATGTTAAAAGATAAATTTTCAGATGTATATGATATTTTTTTTGTCTTCGCAAATACAGGCAAAGAGAGAGAAGAAACTCTAATATTCGCAAATAAATGCGATAAAGAATTTAATTTAAATCTTGTATGGGTTGAAGCTGAGACAAATCCGCAAAAGGGGAAAGGCGTAAATGCTAAAATTGTAAATTTTGAAACTGCAAGTAGAAACGGAGAGCCTTTTTATGATATGATTAAAAAACATGGCATTCCAAACATTCAAATGGCAATTTGCACACGGGAACTAAAAGACTATGCAATAAGAAGTTATTGCAGAAAAATCGGTTTAAAAAAGTCTGATTATAAAATTGCAATTGGTATCCGGGCAGATGAGATTGACCGCATAAATTCTAAACATAAAGAAAAAGGCTTTGTTTATCCATTGATTGAGAGCAACATAATAAAAGCTCAAATCAATAAATTCTGGTCGGAAATGCCTTTTCGGTTAGATTTAAAAAGCTATGAAGGTAATTGCGACTTTTGTTTTAAAAAATCTGATAGAAAGTTACTTACAATAGCAAAAGAAAATCCAAAAATTGTTGAATGGTGGAATAATATAGAAAAAGAATTTGGATATTACAACCCAAGAAATTCCGAAAAATTACCATTTAGTTTTTTCAGGAATAACAGAAATGCGGAATATTTTATTGAGCATTCATACGATAATTTCAGATTATCAATTGATGAAAAATTAAATACTGTTTATACAAAATCACTTTTTGATGAACTTGATAAATCAGGCTCTTGTGAAGAGAGTTGTTTAGCATTCAATTATTTATAACGAAAAACTTAAATTAGTTTGTACTCAAATTAATCTTAAGTTTATGTTAAAAATTTTCACTATCTTTGAACCGATAATATGAGAATTTGGCTAAAGCTGCTTTGCAAACGTGCAAGGCAGCTTTTTTTATATAGTTTTAATTGACTGTATTATAAAACTTTCCACGAATTTAACACAGATTTTTAGATAAATATTTTCTGTTTGCCCATTGTAGTTATTTTTTTTAAATTGATCTAACTCAAAAGCTAATTTATTTACAAACATATCTAAGTCTTTTATATTGCTCGAATTAATAGCAGTATAAGCCAACGATTTAATATATTTGTTTGATATTTTATTTAATCCAATATCGTAAATATCAGAAAATAATATATAAATATTTTTACCTGTTTTTATGTAGTTTATTGAATCATTGTTATTTATTTCATATGTATCTATTAAATCTAATATAGTAATATTTATCCTAGTTTTTAACAGTTTATTAAATTCATTCTTTTTAACATATTTTTCAAATATTGCAAAGCTATTATTAACATTATTTACAGATTCTTTTAATTTTTCAATAGTTTTATTTTGTGCCAAATCGGTAGTAGAAAGCCTTTTACCTATCCTATTTATTTTTATTGCAGAAAATGCTTGTGGTAATGCTGAAATTGCAATCAATATAGCCAAAAACGCTTCTACATTGCTCTTTAATGTTACCAAAATACTATCTAAAATCATTATGCTAAAATATAATTAGTTAAAATATCGTAAATTCCTGTTACTTCCAATAAATTAAAATTGTCAATTAATTTGCTGTATGAAATTTCTGGAAGTTCGCTAAATAGATAAAAATCATATGTTTGTAGGTTGGTATTTGCACTTTCATCGAGCAAAGTTTCATAAACACTTATACTATTATCTGTTAGAATATCTTTTACGGTATAAATGTTACCATTATCGAATAATATTTTTTGCCCACAAACTAGGTCTTTCAACTTTCCAGATGCTGAATTATCTGTTACAACATCGGTTACAGTATCAAAAGCCAAATTAGAAACTAATACCAAATTTTTAACAGTCGTTTGGTCTTCAATTCCGATACTATTACAAAGTCCTAAATTTTTGTTAATCAAATCTATGATAGCATTATTGCCTAATATGTACGTTTTTAACTTTTGTTTAACAGTATTTCTTACTGATAAGTTTCTGTATTCAGTGTCAATAACATCATTTTCTCGTAAACTTTCTGCTTTTTCGTAGCTGTATGGTAAAAAATGTTCTATATAATGCAGTGTGTTGCTATCAGTTAAAAAATCGCTGTACGGTGCTTTAAATGCATTTGTGCGATAGTCTTTGTTAGTTAAAATTAATCTAAAATTATTTGTATCTATAAAGGAATTATTAACAGTCCCTTTGTAAACTAAAAATGTTAAATCTATCCTCAAAAAGCTACTTTTCTCTACATCAGAAACCGAAATGTTAAAATTTTCTGAAATGCTTGTGTCTGCTGTATAAGTTTCGGCTTCATCTACATATGTAAATTTAACATCTTTTGAAGTTTTTAACATTAACAATTGTTTAGCCTGTGCTTCGGTTGCAAATAACAAAAAGTTATACTTATCATAAATTTTATGGTAGATAGTTTTTTCTTTGCCGTACAAACTTACTGTAATATCGTTAGTTACAATATCTTTAAATAAAGGTCTTGACTTTGCGTAAAAATTAAACTCATAACCATCTGTTATATAAAGCCCGTTTATTGTCGCTTCGCCTGTATTCGTATATGTTAATTTTCCGTTCATTTTAAAAATTTTTATATGTTACGAAAATAATAATTTACTTGCTGTATAATCTATATCCATTCCTAATAAATCTATAGTTGGTGGTATATCTTCGCTGTCTGCCTTTGTCCTTAACAGAAATGTTATTAACTGTTTATTTAATACGGCGTTTTGAAGTGCTGTTATTCCTACCGAATTAAAAGTTATAGTCATTTGTGTGGAGGAAAAAGAGCAGCCCGAAACTTCGGAATATCTAGTCCCAAAATTACTATAATCTGAACTTTGTGGCGTTGTGTTAGAATTTAACAAGTATAAAGATATTTCCTCATAAAAAGAACGCCCTGCATCAATCTGAATCTGTAATTGCAAATTATTGAATAAAAACGGTATTATGTTAGTAAAATCAAACCTCAATATCCCTCTAGCAATCGTGTAAAATGAATTTAACAAACCAGAATAAACCGCAAAAGAAGTATTATAATTTCCATTAACTAAATTTCTAGCCACCTCGAAATCTAAGTCCCCAGCATCTAAATGGTATTTATCTGATAATAAGGAATATGTAGATGAAAAAATCTCTGGTATTAAAATACTTGTAGCAGAGGTAAATACATCATTTGTTGAAATGCTACCTTTTACGGCAACAGTATATGAACCATCGGCAATACCAACGGGGGCAACGACAGTAGGATTTAATATAACAGTATCGCCATCGTTTACATTTTGTTCTATAATAGTAGTAAGTTGTTCACTATCAACCGTCCACGTAAATAATAATCTTATAACTCCTTTGCTTTTTGCCGTTACCGATAAGGTAGCACTTAGATTTGTGTCAATACCTTTTACGTAATCGTTTGCCACAAAGCTATTTAATACGATATTTGCACCGTTTATGTTTTCGGCTCTAAAAATTTGAGAGTTCCAAGTCTTATTCCCATTTGAAATTTCAAGATAATAATAGGCATCCACATCAAATAAAACCAATAAATTTGTTTTGTCTAAATAAAAATATCCGTTTGCGTGCAATTTAATTAATGTATTATCTAATGTTATAGTATTACAAATTTCATGCGTTATAGGGTCTATTTTGTGCGCTAAAAAGCTGTTAATATTTGTTGTTTCTCCCTCTGCATCAAATAAAAACATCGGAATATCTAAAATAGTAGAGCGAAACCCAATTTTTATGTTATCAAAATATCCGCTTCTATCAATATCCTTTGTTTTATCAGATTTTATTATAAAATTATTCATAATTGCAAATTTAACAAAATTTTAATATAAATCATTCCATATTGTGCCATTAAATCCTTGATGCTTATTTGTTGTTGTATTATAGATTATATCTCCAGCCACCGCTGTTAAACTATCTCTAACAGTTGTTGATATGCCAGTCATTTTTAGCATATTACCAGCAACCTTTATATTTCCATCTACATCTAATTTTTCGGTTGCGTTCCCATTTCCTAATTTCAATAACCCTGATTTTGATAGAGAAAGTTGAGAAACCTCTGATTGTAATAAGGCTAAAGCTCCACCATTGGAATATTGATTAATTATATCCCAAATGGAAGATGACCCTTGAATTCTTATCCCATTATCAGATTGGTATTTATATAGTGAAATTTGCTCTGTTCCAGTTATTGTGCCTATTCCAATACCGTTTGCATTTTGACTAATAATACTATCCACCAATCCCAATGTATCTGACCCATGAAAGGGGATATAACCATCTGTTAAATTAGTTAATTTGATAGTTTGAAATGTCGGGCTGGCTGTTGTTAGCAAATCTTGGTTTATATCGTAACCGTCTATTTTGTCGGCATTTAATCCGCTTATTAACGTGTTTGCTGAAACTGTTTTAAATTTTGTATTAATATCATCCCAAATAGCCACAGACCCATTTATTGGAGCGACCTCTCTTGTTGCAACTTCTTGCAAGCTAGATATTTCACCAATTTTAAAGGTCCCTGAAGTTTCATCAAATATAAATTGATAATTAGTTAATGTCCCTCTATCTACTTCAATTCCAGCTGTCCCAGCTGTAACCCCTGCACCGACCTCTCCGTTGTTTATTAACAAAATATTATCCTTAACTTCTACAGTCTGCGTGTTTACAATTGACTGAGTGCCATTAATATACAAATTCCCCTGTACTGTTAGATCAAATTGTGCAATTATATTCCCATTGACTATCAAGTCATTTATAAAAGTTTTATTTCCATAAATTGTTTGAGAAATATTCGCTATATGCCCAAATACCACTCCATCACCTGCGAACTCCTTACCTGCTATATTATTATGATTTATAGAGCTTTCCAATGTTGAAAAGTCGGTATATTTTACGATATCTGTATCTTCACTATCCGAAACCATTATTTTGTCTGATGCTACTAAGCTTGTTAATTTGCCTACAAAATCACTCCAAAATCTTTTCCCTGCCATGTCTTTAATCTTTAATATGTTATACTATAATACTTTCACTTACTTCTGTTAATATTTCAATACCATTCTCATTGAGTAACTCTACTTTTTTGTCATCATAATATTCTAACATAATAGTTACTATACCACTGTTTATATCTGCCTTAGCCTCAATTATATAACCTTTCCCATTCGGTGTTGTTATAAATTTGTCTCTGAATTTATATCCTGTTTTTTCGTTTAAATCAAAATACGGGACTTTAAAAGTATTAATAACGTCTAAACGTTTGAAGTTTGGATTTAATGTTAAATAAGTGCCAAACTTTTCGGGAGTAGCTTCATAAGATACGCTAGGATTTGTTATTACCCAATCATAATACCATATTGTAGCCCTGTTATATACCTGTAAGTCAATATAATAATTCTTTAAAATATAGTATTCATGTAACCATTTATTATATTTTGAAGTGGGGAATATAGCCCCCTGTGGCACATCTTGTCTATTTAATGTTAATACTTCGTTAAAATTAATAGGGTCATCTGTTATTTCTGATTGTTCAGCTAATATTAATGAATATTTATTTTGCGATGTGTGTTCATTGAATACCATAAATTCAAGTGCAGTCCCTATATTCTCCGTACTTAAATCTTTATTTTCTAGTGTTTTATTATCAATATCCATAAATGCCGTATCTGTTAGAAAAACTTTTTCGCCAAAGCTTAAATTAATACGTCCTATCTTTTTCTCTTCATTTGAATTAAAATTATTAAAATCTATCGAATAGTCTAAATCAGATAAATTAAATAATTCCGTATTTGATGTTAATATTTTACTAAGTCTTTCAAATTCATACTCTCCATTATTATTAATAAAAAATCCCTTATTAAATATTTTACTCAAATCATTGAACAAGTCCTCCAAACTTATTTTTATTACTCCATTTGTAGCTGGGGAAAAATAAAAGCCGTTATATGTTATAAATAATTGATTTGAATTAAAAGTGTAGGCTGGATCAGTATCAAAATTCCATTTAATAAATAAAAAAGGAGGTTTAAAGAATTTATTAACAAAATTATCTAACCTTATAGTGGTATTTTGAAATGTTAATGAATTGTCATTTAATATTACGTCAAACAAATCGCTACTGATTATTTTACTGTTATCTATTTTTGTACTTATTTTTTCAGTAAAATTCTTCGGCAATTCATTTGCGTTATTTATCTGAAAATCTTTTAATTTTATTATTTTTTTGTTAAAATTTATATCAATACCTAAATAGACCTCTCCATCTGTAAATAAATCATAAGACTTTGTTAAATAATTGTAACTATATACTTGAAAGCTCAATAATGACCTTGTACTTTTCGCTGTTAATATTTTGTCAAAATCGTTACCTATCATACTAACTTCAATATCAATCGATTTGTCAAATATCAATTTTGATACTTCAGACTGTTTAACCCCAAACGCACCATTCATAGGACTTTCAACTTCTACAAATCCGTTACCGTCCTCAAAATCTATATAAAGTTTGATAAATTTCATTTCAATATCTTTTTTGTCGACCCGTTTGCAAATTTAACATAAATAAAACCGTCCTTTTCGTATGTATATGCGTTGTTTTCTGTGTTGGTTGCAATTTTACGCAAATATAAATCATTTAAACCGTTTGAGCTTTTTATGTTAGAAAAATTATTGTCTTTTAAATAACCTTTATTTATTGCATTCGTTAGGACTTTAGAATCCTTATAAGCATTAGCCTTGATTACAAATTCACCGTTTGAGAGTTTAGCGTCTATACTGTCGCTCGTTGCCGTGCCGTCTCCGTGTACTTCCCCACCTGTCGCATATTGTTGCTTATTGTTAGCTAAAATATTAGATTTTGCGGCCTGAAAAGCACCTTCAACAATTCCAGTTAAAACGGCTGCAGTCGCAATTCCTACGAAACTTTTTTCGCCAATTTCTTTTGCAACTATTTGAGCAATAGCCAACTCTATAATTTTCGCAGTTGTATCCAAAGCCATTAATAAAATTTGTTGGTTGTAGTTATCTATTTCATTTTTTGCTTTATCACTCATTAATGTTACCTGTGCAAACATAGAAAACATTGTATTAATACTATCCCCTGCAAGCTGTTTCCATGCTTCTTTATTAGCCTCTTGACGTGCTAAGTCATCGGCTAGTGCTTTGTCTTTTAACGCTTTTTCTTTTGCCAGTTTGGCTGTTGTTCTATCAATTTCATCATTTTTTAGCTTTTTATCTCTTTTTGCAATTTCATTTTGTGCATCGGTCTCAGTTTTTAACTCAATTTTAACATTGTCGATTAATCCGTTTTTAACTATTTCGGCATCTATTAATCTTTGTTTAGCATATTCTTTATTTTTAGCTATCTGCTCAGCTGTTAATTTTATTATTTTGTCTTTTGCTGCCTTTTCTTTATCTGCCTTGTCTTTTGCTGCCTTTGCGTTTTGTTCTCTAATAACATCCGCAGCCGATTTTGTAATGCTTGACATATCAACACCTAACGTAGTAAATTTACGTCTTAAGCTGCGTGTTAAATCTGCACCACTTTTAATGAAATTATCAAATAACAACTGCCCTTGTTTAGTTACGTTTGGAGATAAATTTTTTCCTAATACATCGCCCCATTTAGCTATTTGTATAATATGGTCTAAAGATTTTGTTAAATTATTATCATTATCATCTAATGTTTTTTTAACAATTGCTACATTCCCAGCTCCATATTTGTTAATATTTGTTAATCCATAAATTGCCCCACTAAACAACTGAGTTAAAGACCGTCCAACCCTTGAGATAGTCCCTTTCCCACTGTTTAGTGATAAAATAAATCCGTCCCACGCACTTTGAGTTTTAACAATATCTCCCGCAAGATTATCATTCATTGTTTTAGCCATGTTCCCAGTTGCGCCGTTCGCTTTTATTAATGCAGCTGTTAAATCATTTGCTTTTTTAGTATTTTCTGATAATACGATTGCCGTAGTGGCTGAACGTTTGCCGAAAAGCTCCATTGCCACTTTATTTTTGTCGGTTGCTGTTAATATTTTCTTTTGTGCCTCTTCCCATGTTAATCCTTTTTTCGAAAGTTCTAAGAATACGTTACGTAATCCAGTCGCTGCTGTGCTTGCATCAATACCATTATTTGCTAACACACCCAAAAGTCCCACTGTTTTTTCTAAGCTAAAACCCGCAATTTTTGCGGTTGTCCCTACAATCGGTAAAGCCGTTGAGAGTTTAGCCATGTCCAAGGCTGACTTTGTCGTAGATAATGCTAACACATCCGCAACACGTGCAGACTCCGAAGCATTTAATCCAAATATTCTTAACGTTGAGCCTGCTATTTGCGCCGCTTCTGTAAGGTCTATTCCAGTTGACGCTGCAAGTGCTTGAATTCCCTTAACAGCATCATGTATCTGTCCAGAACTGAAACCTAATTTTGCCAATTCTGTATCTAATTCTATTATTTGCTTTGCCGTAAATTGAGTAGAAGCTCCCAAATCCTTAGCCTGATTTGATAACAGTTTGACTTCCTTAGTAGTAGCCCCTGAAATTGACTTTAAAACTGATACAGATTTGTTGAATTGAACAATAGTTCTAAAACCGTTTTTAAATAATGATATAACAGTTGTTAATGCACCAGCAAGCCCCAAAGCCCCTATAAATCGTCTTATAAGCCCATTTATAGCATCTGTATAACGTCCAACCTTTTTTTGATGTCTATTAATTTCCTCATCGTATTTTTGTAATCTTGTTTCGTTTTTCCTTATTGCTTTTGTTAAATTCTCATATTGGTTTTTACCCTCTTTTGTTGTTAGATTAATGTTTTTTCGTTGAATTACTAATTTTCTGTTAATTTGTTCTATTTCTTTAATACTTTTCCCCTCAGCATCTATTTTTTGCTTTAATGCTTTTTCTAGTTGTATCTCTTCCCGTGTTGCTTTGTTCTTTTCTTTTAATACTTCACGCCCTTTTAACAAGACTTTGTTTCTTTTTTCGGACGCTGCTAAGGTTTGAGCAAAGACTTTTTTAGTTTTTTGCTCAATGGCTAAACGTTCTTTTTCGAGTGCCGTTAATGCTTTTTGAGTAGTTTCAAGTTTAGCATTTACGGTTGTTTGCTTTTCTGTATAGCTTATAAGTTCCTTAGCCGATTCCCCTGTGTTGTTTTTGCTTATGTTACGATAACTTTTAATAAGTTCATCATTTTGCTTTTTTAATTCAGTTTCTGATTTTATTAACTTATTTATAGCTGCTTGTATATCCTTAAAAGGATTGCCACCCTCGTATATGTCTTTTCTTTTTAGTTGTGCCATTTGCTCTGATTTACTTTGTTTTTCTCTATCGCTCTATCAAATAATTCATAAGCTTTACCAGTACTTGTTTTCATTATATCTATGCTGTTATGAATATTTAACGAAGTTTCTATAAATCCGACAAAATCACTTATTAACGAATTTTTAACGCCTTTTCGTTGTGGCTCTGGCTCTAAATAAATAGGGTTTTTTGTTTTCAAAAACAATGCTTTTTTATATTGTCTTTCTGCTATTTCTCTAAGTCCTGAAATATCAAACTTTTCTAATTGTTCTAACAATCCTAAAAATATGTTAACATCAGTCGAAATAATAGAACTATTTTTATAGTGTAAATACTTAAAGTCAAACGTTTCTACGAATTTAAACCAATAATAGACTGGTAATTCATAGATATTTGTATAATATTTTGTTTCCTTTTTAGCCTTTTTATTGAATAGCATCATATTTTTAAACTCTTTACAAAATTATTAACAAATCCAAAGATAGTTTTTTTTATGTTAATTTCAATAAATTTATCTTTATTTTCATCTATTAAACCGAAAACATTTGACAAATTAACATTATCGGAAATTAAACCATCTGGCTTTTTTGCATCTCCAAAAATTAAATAATGGTCTTCTAATTGTTTAACATCAAACGTTTTATAAAAATCGCCTTTGTCGAATAAAGTTACATGGTTGTACGGTGCGCCCTCTCTTTTCTTTTTCTTAATAGTACTTTGTGCGTACGAATTTGGCGAAACAGCAGCGTATGTTTTTATTTTATTCCCATCGCTTGTAACCCCGTCTATGTATAATTGAGCTTGATTAAACTCAATCATAGCATCTTTATTTTTATCTAACATGACAGAACTATCAATGACTTTATTAAAATCAAAGTTATCAAATTGTCTCTTTATGTTATCAAAAATTTTCATTTTAAAAATATTTCCTTATATTTGCAAAAGCATAATAATATATTTCTGTGTTTTTGTTTCATATCATAGTTAGGTTTTTACCGCTCCATTTTTGGGGCGGTTTTTTATTGTTACAAAAAAAGCCCAAAATTGGGCTCTTTTTCACTTTTTAGGCTCTTTTTTGCCCTTTGTTGGTATATCTATATGTTTAGCCCTTTCGGGCTTTTTAATTGCCTTATTCGGCTTCGCTTCGAGTTTTTCAACATCTACCCATTTCCCGTTCCTTTTCTCTAATCTCATAACATTCTATTTATTAAGCAATTGTTAAACTAAGTGTGTTATAAGCTTCAAAGCCTTTTGTAGTCATATTAGTAATATCCTGCAATGTCAATGTAGCTGCTCCAGCCGCAAAAGTGCCTGTAAGTGAATAACTTCCGTTTAAATTATCGGTTATATCTGTAATTGGAACCTCCGCACCGGCTGCATCTTTTAATAAGAAATCACCAACCACAAAACCGTTGTACCCAAACGAGCTGTTAACGTCTGTTATGGTAATATCAATTTTAGTTGTGCTAGTTGTTGCGCCTACTGTTAATTTAACATCCTTAACACCTATAAATTCAGCGATAGGGTCGAATGTTTCTGATTTAACATAACTTCCTTTGTCATTCCATTCAATCGGATTTGCAAAAGAAATATATAACTCAGTACGTGCCAATTTAGTACCGTCCGAAACTGTTTGCTTATTAATATTAAATTCACTAACAGAGAAAGGTTTAAAATTAGTTCCATCGCTCGACCAACCTTTAATATATCCGTTTGATGTTACGATAAAAGCTGCCAATCCACTTTGATTATTAAATTTTCTCAAAGCTTTATGATTGTGCAAGCTAATTAAAGGCATAGTTCCCTTTAATCTTACTTTACCCTCTCTTACAAATTCTCTTTCACCTGCGATACCGTCCTCATAAACAGAGTCTTCCACATCCGGCTCTAAGATAAAGAAACTAGGCAGAGGAAAAGAACGGCTTGTTTTTTCTTTGAAAAATTCACCTACCCAATTTGTTAATAATTCAGCATCTGTAATGTTAGTAAATTCAAAATTTTTCGGTGTTATGATTAATTTTTCATCATACCCGAAATTTTCAGAGCAGTGTTGTAGACCTGTATTTCCTACTGTTACACCGCAATTAATAATATTTGCCATTTTATTCTATTTTAGTTAATATTAAGTTAAACATTTATTTTTAAGTACTTTAAATTCAAAAATTGTTTCTATCGCATCCGTATAACTATCGGAAAAAACATTTTTATTCTTATCCTGTGAACCATAAAAAAACCTATCGGTTTTTTCTGTTAAAAATTCGTTATTAATATATTTATGAAAGTATTTTGTTGCATATGTTTTGTTAATTTCAGTCAAAAACAAATTTAAAATATTTGTTAATGATTTTTTGAAAGTGTTAGTTATTCTTTCAGTTGTTAAGTAATTTTTTCTGGTCTCATCAACAAAGACCAATACCGGATTAACTTCATAATCAATTAAATCTTTTAGCTCAGTGGGGGGGGCAGTCTCTTTGTAATCAGTTACTAGCCAAATAAATGGATATTTTTTAAATCTTTCGCTTTCTGTTTTGCTCTTTAACGTTAGTATATTGTTTAGCTCAATCCTAGTTCCGGTGAAAAAGTTAATTGATAATTTTGCGTTGCTATAAGACTGGATCTCAATTAAATTATTAGTATTTAAAGTTAATGTTTTGTTAATAATGTTTAACACTTCATATTTGCGATTATTAATTAACAGATTAGCACCGATAAAAAGATTCTCTGTTTTGTTTAAATCAATATCCACAAATCCAGCGTTTAAAACAGCATTTGAATAGGTATAATCCAAAGCGATATTCTCAATAATAGTTCCTAATATGTCAGATAAAAATTGTTTCATATCCTTGTTTGGTAGCTTAATTCAGTAAATAATAAATTTAGATACGTATCATTGTTATAATTAGACCAGTAAAGGAAATCAAATAAAGTTCCATTTACGCTTTGTTGCGGAATATCTTCTCTAACATTCTCATTATCACTAGAAAACGTATCCGTTAATACATCGTAGTCGTAATTTTTAAAAGGTATTAAACCGATTTTTTTAACTACATTGTTGTATTTATCAAATATGTAATTATTAGATGTTACCTTTTCGGAATTTTCACTCAATGGAGTTTCTAAGTTCGTGCCTAAACTTATAATATTGTTAAAAACAAATTGGCAATATACATAATCGGCAATAATAGAACGTTTTAACGTCTCATTTAACAGACCGTCAAAATGATAAGTTTTGCCGTCTAAGCCTAAATAATCGGCACCGTCTTTTAAGTCTAACCATTTTTGTGCAGGTGTTCCGCTTTCAATAGCTGCTTTAAATTCGTTAAACATCTCTACTCCAAACACTTTACGCAAAAAAACAGTTTCATAAAAGGATATAGCATTGTTCAAACTTTCAATCTGATTTATCGGTATTGATATTTCATTAACAAAATATGTATCGTCTATTAACAACATTTTACAAAATTTTTATGATACTTTATATCCTTCTGCCGTAATTTCTTGACTTGTTAAATATGTTAAATCGTCTCTAATGTCAGCGTAAAAATAATCGCCAGCATCACCATCTAGTCTTATCTCTGTCCCTAATTTACTGAGTGTAAACCTACTCATAAGGAACTCATCTCCTACCCCAAAATTTAGCAATGCTACATCATATCCTAAAGCTGCCAAATCTGAATGCTGCTTTAATGGAAAATCTAAGCTTTTAGTTACACCACCAATATTAAATCCTATGTCTATTCCATTAGCTAACGGTGCACCAGCATTATTCCCCCAGCCTCCAGAATCGAAAGAACCCGAATCCGCTAATAAAAATATTAATCGAGTAATATAGTATTGTTCCCCAGCGGAGGGTTGTATGTAAAACCGAACAGTACCCAAACTACCATAGACATTCATATTAGATGAAGTTAAGTTAGTCCCGTCAATTGATAGTCTTTGGATTAATGGAAAACGTTTTGGGGTTTCCGAACGTGCGCCACTATCTTTTTCAACTATGTTTTTTGCTTGATTAAACCATGTAAGACCCATAACTTTTTATTTTTTAGATTGTTTCTTTTTGCTTGCTGGCTCGTATTTCTTAACAATACCCTTGCCTACTAAATGCGCGGCAATTTCGGGGGCTAAGTCTTTCAACTCATCCTTTTCGATTATGCCGTGTTTTTTCAAAAATACTACTTTCATTTTACCGTAATTTATGTTAAAAATTTAATAAAGGCGGTCGATTTTCAACCGCCTTGTAATTCTTATGCTGTAATGTTAGTAATATCGGTTGTTATTGCTGTAGATTTGATAAAACCGCCTTTGTCAGCGTTTCTAATTAACATTAATGCACGTTTACGAGCTTTAAAAGTTAACAAATCTTTCACAAAACCGTCATTAACGTAATTCATTGAAAGCTCAATGTTTCCGTCTGTGTATAAATCAGCGTAACGGAAGTCCCCGACTAAAAGCGTGCCTGCTGTTATGTTACTATCAAAAACAACTTTAAGACCAGCAATTTTCCCAGAAATTGAATAATCTGGAAACAATAACAAACCGTTTGCGTCTTTAGCAAATAAGATAAGTAACTCATCTACAGGATTTAACACTAAAGTATCGGGCATATATTTATTTGATGCTTTTGCAATTTCATTTTTTAACAAAACAACTAAATCTCTAACATTAGCCAAAGCTGCCTTTGTACCTGCATAACCTACTGAATTAAAAGCGGTTGCAATTGTATAAACACCTGTTAAATTTGGGCTTATACCGTCACCGACTGCAATTTGGTTTCCAAGTTTTAACGAAAGATTAAGATTTAATAATCTTTGTAGCTCGGTTTGCATATAATTAACATCTTTCAATGCTTCTTCCGATACTGGAATACTATCACCGATTTTTTCTAAAGGTACGGCATATTCTTTATATGTTACTGCGCTTTCGGGATATGCGCCACCCTCTGCAATGGTTGCAGCTGAACGTGTAACCGTTTCTTGGTCAACATATCTCAAAATTCCGTGTGAATTTGCTCCAATTGTTCTAACATTAACAGCTTGTTCAATTGCGGTTGGTGCATAGTCTAGTTGAGAAATGCCATCGACTCTAAAAGCCTCTGTATCTGAAGTGATTGAGCTTCTTAATACGTTTGTTTTTAATGTTAAATTAACTGCTCCGCTTTTAGTTTCAAGTAAATTTTTAAATTCAGACTCTTTGCTTTTTAACAAATCTTTAAACGAAATTTGTTTTTCTGATTTGTCTTTTAACATTTCGCCCTGTTTAGCTACAATGTTTTCAAGCTCTGAAATTTTGCTTTGCAATTCGCTTGTATCTACTTTACCATTAAGCATTTCAATACTTTTTTTAATTTCGGCAACTTCCTGATCCGATTTTTGGGTATTTTCTTTTAACAAAGAATTAACCTTTTCTACTGTTTGCTCTAAAAACTTATTTCCATCCATTTTTTATTTATTTTAGTGTTAACTTATTTATGATTTCAATTGCTTTCTTTTCGTTTATTTCGCCTTGTTTTGAGTGTTTTAACAACATTTCAAAGGTCTCAGGTTGAAACTTAACTAAAAGGGTTACAATCTTATCTAATTGTTTTTTTGTATTATCTGAATAGGGGAGATTTAACATAATGTCCAATTGTGAGTATATGTTATCAAAATCCAATTCTATTTGCTTGTTTTGTTTAATGCTAATTGTTTGCGTGTTTTCGTTTGCTCCGAAAGACACGGTACTGTATTCGTAGAGTTTCCACTCTTCTACCATATTGGCATTCATGCTATTATCAAAATGTTCTTTTATCGGAATTGCACCTATTGAATGTTCCAATGTCCGACCATTCTCAGCAAAGAATAAATAATCACTTAAAACATCTTGACTTAATTTTTTAGATAAATTTAATTTACTAACAGCTAGTAACCCGTAATTGTCTACTTTGAACTCAATCGGTAAGCCTAAAATATCTTTGTAATTATGTGAATATAAATGTTTTATCCTGTTAAATTGGTTTTTAATGGTTCTATTAAATGAAGTCGGTAAACTTATGTCCCCGTCTGAATCCTTATTATTAAATCCATTAACATAAATTTCTACGATTCCTTGTTTGCCATCTATATTAACTATTTTTTCTGTTAATCCTTTTATTTTTATATTCTTATCCATTTTTTAACCGATTAAGTTGTTCGCTTCTTCTTCTGAATATCCTAAACTAATAACTAAATTAATCGCTGTCTGTTGTGATACTTCATTATTAATCAACGATTTATTTATGTTTAACATTATGTTAGAGTTAATATTATTTACTTCTGCAAGTTGTTTTTTATCTGTTTGAATTACTGAAATTTGAGATAAATCTAATTTTATTAAGTCTTTTTTTAGATATTTTGCAAACATTAAATTAAAGTTGTCGGCTATTTTTTGAGCGTCAGGGATTATTTTATTTTCATATACTCTTTTTTCGGCAGCGTTTTGGTTATTGAAAGTACTTTGCTCTAGGTTGTTAGATAATAAAATGCTATGGTCGAATACATTATTAATTTCTACTTTAGCACGTTTTATAGTTTCATCAATGCCTAAGTCATTAATATTTAATGCTGTACGAATAAAATCGACTGGCATATCTACTACCATATATTTATATTGATTGCTTAAAGTTCCGTACTTATCTAATTTTTCTTGAGTAGCCTGTAAATCAATTTGAGAAACTTCGCCAAATCCATCTTTTGGCTGCTTAGGGCTGAATACTCCTATTGCACCCCTATTTTCTAACATCACCGCCTCCGTCTCTTCTGATTTTATTATATTATTAAGTTTTTTATTAAGAATTGATATTTTGCTCTTCGGGAACATTATACTAGACAACCCGACACCTGAATTACTTATAGATGAAACATTATTGTTGTCTATTTTTATAGATAAATTTATTTCTTCAAAATAGATACTTGCCCCTTTAAAAAAACTTTTAAAGCCATTTTCATACACTTCCAATTTATTATAATTAACATTAAAAGCATCGTCTATAGAAAACGCCCATAACTTGCTATTGCTGTTAATGTTAGAAAACCCTACTGGGTTGTCTATGTAAATAAATACAGTATTATATGAATTTAATATTTTATGTATTGATTGTAAAAATTCGGTCTTAGATTGGAACGGGTTTGGATTTTCTAACAAATTATTAACAATATCAACATCCGTTTTAAATATTATTTTTGATAACATTTTAGCCTGAGATTCTATGATATGATTAACTTCGGACATTAAAATCCCATCTATTGTAGATATATTGCTAAAATTAGCGTTAAGACCCCCAAATCCTGTAAAATTAACAGGGTAAAATTTATCTGCTTTTTTCCTTATTTTAAATGGATTTATCATTTAGCCACAAAGTTATAATAAAATTTTCGTAATATACAAATAATTTTAACATTTTATCACAAAAATATTAACTTTGTTTCAAATAAAAAAATTATGGTTGAAGTAAATAAATTATCTGATAAAGAATTGTTAATATTAAAAACTAAGCTATTGCTAGATTTTGGCTTTTTTTTGCGTTTCTTTTTTAAAATTGTTAATGGAGAAAAATTTTTATTAAACTGGCATCATGAACTGATAATAAACGAATTAACAAATATTTATAATAAAAAATATGATAATCTGATTATTAACATCCCTCCGAGGCACTCAAAAACTACTTTAACAACTTTTTTCACTGCTTGGTCTTTGGCTAAAAACACAGAAAGCCTATTTTTGTATATCTCAGCATCTGAAAAATTAACAAATGACAATAGCCGAACGGTTAGAAATATTTTGTTAAATCCTATTTTTAAACAGATTTTTAACGTTGAAATTTCTCAGGATATAACCGCAAAAAATCACTGGCGAACTGAAAGCGGCGGAGGTATTACAGCGGCGACAATTAATGGGCAAATAACAGGGTTCGGAGCTGGTAAATTAACTGATAATGAGACTTTTTACGGTGCGATAATTATAGATGACCCTAATAAAATCAACTCAGACGGATCTGAAATCTTGAGTAATGAACCAAATGAAATTTTTAACAGCACAATAAGGAGCAGGCGA